CCATCCATCGCCTACAGTTTTCTTGATGTCGAGAATGGTTGCGCCGTTAGCGCAAACATCACCACGCTTTGGCGTGGATAGGATTGTTTCTGTCATGTTATGCCTCCCTTATGTAGTCGACACGTGTGTCATCGATAGAGAATGTGTCGAACTCTGTGTTATCGCCATCGATATCCCATTCTGGGTCGCTGCTTATACCAATCTCCTCAGCAATTGAGCGAGCATCATCTTCTGATGCTGCTGTTATCTTGAAGGTGGCATACATTACGTATCGAACCTGCACTTCATACTCTTTCGTGAAGACAAGTTCGTTGCCGAAGATGTCTTTGAGAATCTCAGATAATTCTGAGAACTCGATGGTGTCATCTGGGTCTGACTGATTCTCTTGAATCACATCATTGATTGCTGTGTATAGACTACGCACCTTGTCACGATGGTCGTTGACTAGGTTTGAGTAATTAGAAACCTTGGTTTCTAAGTCGGATAGTTTCGTATTAAGTTGTTGCACTAGCACATCTGGTGCTATGTAATCGGTGACTGTTGCACCGAATGGTGTTGTTTCTTCAGTCATTTGTGTTGCTCCTTTCGGTTAGTGTTGCTTCCTATATATAAGCACAGCTTTGCTGTGCTATCTTGATTACGCTGCGTCATCATCATCTGTGCGAGCAGCGAGTTGATTGTCGATTAGGTATTCGAGGACTAGTTCATCGGTGGTTTCGTAATCGATACCGAAGAAGTGGTCGCCCATGTTTACATACCAGTTGTCCTTGACCATGCGGTCGAAGGCTTCTTCACGTGTAGATGTGAGCACAATGTCCCAGTCATCTGGTCGTGAGTAGTAACTGTCGAGTGCCTGCCAGATAGCAAGGTCTTGCATACCTGGACGGCGGTATTGGTCTGTGTAATTAGACAGCGTGGTTTCTACTTGCGTTATTAAGAATGATGCTTCCATGTTTACTCCTATCTCTTTGAGATACTGAATCGAATGTCGGACTTACCATCTATACATAGACGGCATACCGCACAGGCTCCACCCTTTTCGGAGATGAGTGGGATGCGCTTGAGTTGTTCGGGACAGGAAGCGCCTGGCTTACCTGTCATTGCTAGCATTGCTTGCTTGGCAGTATCGAAGTTGTCGCCAAGGTATGCAATCTTCACACCTTGCGGTGCGAACTCCCAGTTCTCTGCATCTGCAGAGTAATACAGCGAGAGATTGGGAATGTTACGTAACGCACGAGCTGCGTCAGGGTTGCGTGTGTACACCCAGAACTGAGTGTCGGTGTTGTTCTCGATGACTACCTTCCATGCCCATGTGTAATCGGCGTTGAAGAAGTCGCCATCCCAGTGGATGCGGAATAGTTTCTCGACACCTTTGGTGTCGCAGTCATTCTTGAAATCAAGAATCATGGTGTCGAGCATTGCCCACATGTCATACTTGTTAGCGTTGCTAAGAGCATTCCAGTTGTGAAGTAATACTTCACGAACTGAGGTATACATCTTCTCTAACTTACCTGCGTAGCAAATCTTCTCGCAGATACTAGTTGCATAGGGGCATGAGTATTGCTTGCCACTTGGCAGACCGAACGTGTTAGCAATCGCTGACCGCTTGCCATTCGGTGTTGCCATGTTGGTTACCTTGCGGTCGTTAGACCTTTTGAGTTTCGGCATTGCTTCTCCTTTCGTTGAGTTGCCCTATATATAAAGCACATCTAAAGATGTGCTATCTTGATACACGCTATCCACAACATGCGCCATCGGTAGTATCGGCACAGCATTCTGAACAGAATGGTTCGTTATCTTTCATGGAATTGCGACAGCCATACTCATCCATCGTGTTCGTGCATGGGTGTCCCTCGTATCCGAAGCAGGTGAGTTGAGCCAGTTCATCTGCGCTCATGTCCATGATGTGCTTGGTCATAGCCAAGGCTCCAAGTGATGGCTCTCTACTATGGCACGTGCTGGCGCTGTCGTTGAGCCACGCCACTTCACTCCCTCTGGGAGTGTTATCTGTTTGTCATAGTCCTCATCACTGCATGCATAGATGGCTTCGATACATGGTTCCACCATGGTAAGTGGAACTGGGGGATAGTGATTGCTTCGCAATTGGATTGCGATTGATTGCCGAATGTCAATGACATTCTCGGCTAGGTCTTGCGCTGTATTACGTCCCATTAGTGTGCCTCCAATTGCCAGTGTCCTGAAACTTCGAACCCTTCGAAGTCATCTGAAATCCAGTCATCGAGTTTCTCGATGGCTGATGCTGGGGAATCTGCGTTGACCTCAACCTCATAAGTTGTGGTACGAACTGCAGTTACTGTGTAACTAGTCATTGCTCCTCCTTGCTTTTGATGAGGTCGTCAACCTCTGGTTGTAGTTCGCTAGGCACGAGCTCGACTGTGTATTCATACTCGGCATAGTTTTGGTCTTGCTCCCAGTCGCCTTCTTCGAAGGCAACATCTATTGCTTTCTCTTTCGAGTCCGCTTCTACCTCTTGGTAGAACATGAACTCGCGCTTCTGCCATACGAGATACTTAGGCATTGGTTTCCTCCTTGTCTACATATCGGGATGCCAACTTGACTCCCGAACGTCGCGTCCGAACGCAATCTTGAGTGCGATTGCCACCATTGGTGTGATGTCTTCGTATTTCCCACCATATAACTGGCTTGCATTTGGTATAGATGGGACGTTGATATCTTGTGTGTAATCACCGACAACCATGACTCGGTCGCCAGCCCATCGCCCAGACACGCCAGTCAATGGCAGGTCGCCACCTCCAGCGCTAGGGCTAGTCATTACCAACAGATACATTGCATCAGCAATGGTTCCGTTGAATGCACCTACTTGTTCGCGTTGCTTTGCGCCTAGCCCTAATCCGTAAGGCTCGACGATTTCTTTCTTGTCATAATTGACAAGGACATGGTATTGCCCCATTAGTTTGCCTCCGTTTCTTTGATACTGCTAATCACATGATTAGCAATGAGTTGGAATGGGTAATCTCCAGTCGCTAGCATTTGGCGTAGCAGTAAAGCACCCACTTCTGACACCTTGTCTTCGACAAGCGTTGCCATTTGATTAACCAGCACGTCCCACTCTTCGCGTAGGTATGCGGTCGTTGCTATTGGCTCACAGTCCATAGACTTGACATCGTCAACGAGTTGGTTCCATGAATCATGGTCATTCTCAATGACCAATAGCCAGTCGTGGGCGAACCACTCTGCTAGTTGATTACTCATTAGATTTCTCCTTTTCTAATTGTTTTACTTCGTAAAAGTGTTGCGAGCAATAGGTGCTGTTCTCATACCCATTGCGTCTATATAACATGATGGTTGTTTCGCTTGAATCAGCCCAACAAACCTCGCACGAGGCAAGAGTTGGCTTGTATGGGCTAGGGTGTAATGGCTTGGACATTAGTATTCACATCCTTTGCATTCGGGACGAAGGCAGTCACCGCAGGTGATGACCGCCTCCATCGAGGTTTGGTCTGGGCTACTCACGAACTGTGGTTTCCCAGTGGTTGTCTATATCAGCAGACCTTTGGTCTGCTATCAAGAGATGCCTGCGCCACTCTGTGTCGCGTCGCATCATGCCAGCGAGAGCCCCGATTCCGAGGCACATTCCTGTATAACAGAGGAACAGGATGGATAGGATTAGGTCATTGCTCATTAGCGTGAACCTCCTTTCAGTGTGAGGTATGCGTTTGGTTCAACCTTGAGCACGGCTGCGAGAACCTTGTCAAAGTTTGGGTATTGACCCATTGCTGATAGAATCTGCTCTATCTTCTTCGAAGATTTGGCAGTGTTGGTAGTGATGCGAACCTTGGCGAATACTCGCTTGTCGTCTGCCTTGGAGATGTGAACAGTGCCGTTCTTCACGACACCGCTTAGGGTTTCGGTTGCTACTTTTCTCATGGTGGTTCCTTTCTGCCGTCAGGATTTCCGACTGGCTCGACATATATAAGCAGAACTATGTTCTGCTATCTTGAGATGTGTGTATACGCAATGAATAGCCCATGCGTGTGCGAGCTGTCAATAGCACATACGCTATGCGTGTAGACAGGCGCGTGATGTGGGTGTGGCGTGTATGTCATGTGCCATGTGTGTCGGGTCATGTGTCATGTGTTAGGTGCTACGTTAGACACGCCGTATTTACGCTCAGTCATCAGGCTGAATTTGACAATGAGGGGCAGTTCATGAGAGAATAGTTCCGTTGCTGAGCATTCGGCTCGGCACATTCAACGGAAGGCAACACGATGAACAGCACAGCATGGACACACGATGACCTACTCGTAAACTTGAAGGCGCACGTCGCAGAGGTGAAGCATTCTTACGGAATTCCATCTCTTGACCATGCGCCCGACTGCGACTTGGTCTTGCTTGAGGATGCGCGAATCGGCGACCTAGTTCCACTAGGTAAGGGTCGCGTAGGTATCGTGTATGACATCGAAGAGAATCGCGGGGTCGCGGAGTTCAGCATCATCACCGCTACTTGTCGCGTAGTAATGAAGAGAATCGCCCTATAGGATAGTCAGCGGACACCCCTCTCTCACAGCAGTGGGGGAGGGGTTTGTCCTGTGTGGGCGAGCGTTTTTGTGGGGAGAATGGGGGCGCATGCCCCCTTTTTTTATGCCCGCGCCCTTGACGACCCCAGGGTTTTTTAACACCACCCCCCGCCCGCCCCCCACTATCAGCTAAAATATTTTCACCAGAAAACCAGCTCTGACCAGGACTTTTGTTATACCAAGAAAAAAAGTTTGATTTACCCCTTGAAACACGCCGACGCTCTAGACCCCTATATAAGTGTAACGGCTGAGTTCCACGAAGCCGTAAACGCGGGCTTAACGCCCGCTTTAACTTGGTTAAAAACATATAGTGGGGATACTTCTGTCTATACCCCTGTAGACCCCTACAGCTACTGGAGAAGACTTGGAAAGAAACCTAACCCCCGAAGAAGCCAGAAAAGAACTGATTAACTTGGTGCGCCAAGGGCGCACTATTGTAGATGCCCTCAAGGTTATTGGTCGTTCTCGTTCTTGGTATGACACCCAGAGGCGCGAAGCTGAAGGCTTCGCTGCCTATATTGATAACGCTCGGTTAAGAACATCCGACCTCGCTGATGAAGCTCGGTCTGGTCTATCTGACTTTGCAGAGTTTTCTGAGAAATACCTGGGAGCCAAGGTATGGGACCACATGCTTAACGTGGTCGATATGTTGGAAGGTAAGGAACCTCGTTGGTTACATCCAGCGATGACTTACGAAAAAGGGTCGGCGGGTTTATCCCGCCTCTTGGTAAATATTCCACCAAACCATGCCAAGACTATGACCATCACAATTAACTATGTTACCTACCGTATAGTTAAAAATCCTAACATCAATGTAATTGTTATTTCTAAAACCCAAGAGCAGGCTAAGAAGTTTCTCTATGCTATTAAGCAACGCCTGACTCATCCTCGGTATGCTGACCTACAAGCAGCCTTTGGTCCTACCGATGGTTACAAAGCTACCGCCGACATGTGGTCGGCTAATAAAGTTTATCTGGGAGCGGATGTCCGCGAATCAGATGCTAAAGACCCTACCGTTGAAGCTATCGGTATGGGCGGTCAAGTATACGGCGCTCGCGCCGACTTAATCGTACTTGACGACGTAGTCACTCTCTCTAATGCGGGAGAGTGGGCAAAGCAACAAGAATGGATTCGACAAGAAGTTGCCTCTCGTCTACCACCAGGTGGGGGTCAGCTTCTTGTTGTCGGAACTCGCGTATCTGCAACCGACTTATATAAAGAACTTCGTAACACACAGCATTACACGGACGGAATTGTTCCGTGGTCATATTTGTCCATGCCTGCCGTATTAGAATACGCAGACAATCCAAAGGATTGGAAAACCCTTTGGGCTAAGTCGGAGCAACCACTTACTGAGGATGATACCCCAGATGAGAATGGATTCTTTGACCGATGGACTGGACCGCGTCTTACTGCGGTCCGCAATGAGGCTGGTCCCTCCAAATGGTCTTTGGTTTACCAGAACCTCGATATCGCAGAAAATGCAATCTTCGACCCGATGTGCGTCAGAGGCGCAGTTAATGGAATGAGAAAATCGGGTGCGCTGGTTGCAGGCGCTGCGGGTCATCCTGATAATGCACAGAACTTCTATCGCATTATTGGTATAGACCCAGCCATGTCTGGTGACACGGCAGCAGTTGCTTACGCAGTCGACCGCAGAACACACAAGCGCTATGTCATGGACGTTCACGTCATGAGCAGCCCCACACCTGCAGCGATTCGGTCTTTGATTCGAGAATGGACGGATGCTTACAAGCCTCATACTGTCATCGTTGAATCCAACGCATTTCAGCTTTTCTTAACCCAGGATGAGGAGATTAGAAACTTCTTGTCTACTCGCGGTATTAACTACCGCCCCCACTACACAGGTAATAATAAACAAGACCCAGAGTTTGGTGTAGCTTCTCTGGCTCCGTTATTCGGAACCGTTATTAAACGTGACGGTAACAATAACAATTTGAAGCATGCTGGCGATAACATAATTGAGTTACCAGATGCTTCACGTAATGAACATATTAAAAAGTTAATAGAACAATTGGTTGTTTGGCAACCAGGAGTTCAAGGCAAGAGATTAAAGATGGACGCTGTGATGGCGCTCTGGTTCTGTGAAATCGTAGCCCGCGATGTTTTATTAACTTCAGCAAATGTGCCAAACTTTTTGAAAAACGAATTTACACCTCAGAAGCAAATTGAAGATAGGTACATTGTTAACCTAGATGATTTAGCTGCTGCACAGCGAATAGCGAGATTGTGATAATGAAAGAACTTGTACATGCATACGAGCAATTAAAGACTCGTAATGCTGAGCGCGATAAGCGCATGCGCGAAGTTGCTTTGGTCCGTTCAGGTAACGCCGACCAAGTATTTCGTGGTTTGTTCCCAGAGGGAACATGGTCTAGACCTATCATCGCCAACCTTATTGACGTGGTTGCTCGTGATGTTTCTGAGCAGGCAGGTGTACTACCTACCATAACGGCTGCTGGAGATTCATCCCTTGATGATTCACAGCGTACCAAGGCTGATAAAAGAACTAAGATTGCAAATTATTATGTTGCTGCATCTCGTCTTGGAACAGAGCTACTGCGTGGCGCAGACCAGTTAGGAACTTACGGCTTCTGTATTTTCAGAGTCGAACCTAACTTCAAGGAAAAAAGACCACACATCCATGTAGAAAACTCTATGGGTGCGTATTACGACATGGACAGGTTCGGAGAAGTATCTGTCTATTGCCGTTCTTATTATCGTAAGGCTGGCGATTTAGCAGCCAAGTTCCCAGAACTAGCAGACAAGATTCTACAGACAAGT